CAAAGACACGGCTGGGGAGGGACGGATAATGTTTCTCTTTAAGAAGATAAAAGGCAAAAGGCGGCTGAAAACACAAGCCAGCTTAGAAGTTCTGAGCCGATTAAATAATTATCTGGATGAAAATGTTGAAGAACCGGTAGAATTTTTAGTTGGATTCTGGAAAGACCAAGAGGATGCCTTTACCTATAAAGAAATCAGACAGGCAATTCTGGATGGAGCAATCTCAGAAGAAACTATGCGGCTATGGATGCAGGATTATTCCATACTGGTAGCTGAAAAAATGTATCCGGTATGGGAAAAAGCGCTGGCGGCTGGTCCGTTCGGGCAACCGATTATGGATGCTTTTGCGGATGAATTTGTGTTTGATACACATACGGCTTCTGTTCTTTCGTGGATAAACGAGCGAGGCGCCGATTTCATTACTGCGGTTACTCAGGAACAGAAGAAAGCAATCAAAGCTATGCTGGCACGCCATGTAGACGGAACATACACAGTAGATGAACTGTCCAGAGTGATACGCCCATGTATAGGATTGACAGAATCCCAGGCGAAAGCAAATCTCAGGTACTATGACAGTGTAAAGGCGAAGCTGCTGGAGCAACATCCGAAGATGAAGCCGGAAAATGCCAGAAAAAAGGCCAGAGAAGCGGCAATGAAATATGCGGAAAAGCAACATAGGCAGCGAGCATATGACATTGCTCAGACAGAAATGGCTTTTGCCTATAACAAGGGAGCCGATGAAGGGATAAGACAGGCGCAAAGCCAGAATCTTCTCGGCGTGATGGAAAAAAGGTGGAGCACATCCGGAGATTCCAATGTGTGTGATATATGCAGAGCGTTGGATGGGACGCAGATACCAATGGATGATGAATTTGACTTTAAAGGTAAGATTTTATTTGCCGGTCAGAAAAGAACGCCTCCGGCACATCCAAAATGTGCTTGCGCCGTTCTTTACATCGAAGTATCTCCACCGGTATTCAAGGAAGGAAGTGGTTAAAATGCTTGTATTTGGCGATATGGTTCATACTGAAATAAAACCTCCTGGAAGTAAAACAAATCGAACCCAGAGCGAATCAGAGGTTTACAAGAGGAGTCTAAAAGGTAGATTCAAGATACACAAGTCAGACGATGATGAAATGCTGGCGTTCGGGTGGGCTAATGTGGCTATCACAGAAAACGGAGAGCAGATTTCAGATTTGCAGGAGGATATTGTAGATCCGGAAGTGTTGGAGCAGGCAGCGTACCAGTTCGTAGAACTCTACCGTGAAGGCGGAGAGATGCACGAAAGAGGCGGATGCGCTGTTTTGGTAGAAAGCATTATGTTCACGAAAGAAAAGATGGCTGTCATGGGTATTCCCGAAGGAACATTACCGGAGGGATGGTGGATTGGATTCCGTGTTACTGATCCTGATGTGTGGGATAAAGTAAAATCCGGAGAATACCCGATGTTCTCAATAGAGGGAGAGGCAGTCAGAGAGGAAGTAGAGGAAACAGAAGAGTGATAATCCATCAGACACCCGAAAAGGTGTCTTTTGTATTATAAAAATCCAAGAAAGGAGGAAGCGGAGAAGTGGCAACAAAATTAAAAGATTTGAAGATTACGAAGGTGGATTTTGTGGACAAGGGTGCGAATCCAAAGGCGAACATCATGCTGTATAAGAATGAGAGTGGTAAGCCAGGAGGAGAACCTTCACATGAAGAACATCCGAAGCATGAAAATGTTTTGAAAAGATTCGTTGCTGCTATTGGGAAAATTGCAGGAATGAAGCCGGAAGAAATAGATGCCACCGTTGAAGTGATTGAGAAGGGCGGAGCAGAAACATTCGGTGAGAAGCTGGCAGAGCGTAAGATGCGGCAGATCAACGATGAAATCTGGGATATGTGTTACGCTTTGCAATCCTCTCTTTGCTCCATTATTTGTGATGATGAGGCAAGAGATAATGCACAGGAGCTTATGCAGACGAGCCTGGAACAGTTTTCAGAAACAATGACATCAGCAATTTCTCAGTGGGCATCGGGGACCACAGCCAGCGTAATCAAAAAGTCATCCGAACCGGCTTCAGAAGAGGCTGTTAAATTCATGCGATACAGTAAAGAGCGCATTGAAGAAATGATTGCAAAAGCTGAAGGCGGAGAAGATGGGGTAACAAACAATGCTGCAAGCAGCATTGAAAAAGGCAATGTAGCGAAAGGAGAAGAAGAGACTATGATCGACAAGAGTTTACTGACACCGGCAGAACTTGCATTTTTTGAGGACATCGAAAAAAGATGCAGCGTAGCACCGGGCGAAGTAGAAAAGGCTGACACAAAAGGAAAGGCAACCGAAGAAGAGGAGGAAGAGGATGAAGGTGGAAAAGGCAAAAAGCCTGGCGTAAAGAAATCAGCATCTCCGCAGGAAGATATTTATGCTGGTCTTCATCCGATAGTAGCGGCTGAATTACAGCGTTTACAGAAGAGAGCAGATGAAGCAGATGAAAAAGAACTGATGGATGTAGCCAAGCGCTATGAAATTATCGGAAAGAAACCGGAGGAACTGGTTCCTGTTCTGAAGAGCCTGAAAAATGCTGGCGGGAGTGCATACGCAGATATGATTAACATTCTGGATGCTTCAGTAGAGGCAGTGAACAAATCCAGTATGTTTACTGAAATCGGAAAGAGTGGCGGATACGGTGGTGAAACAGATGCCTGGTCCAAGATTGAGAAGAAGGCAGATGAAATTCAGGCGGCGAGTCCTACCATGAGCAGAACGGCTGCTATTGATATGGCTTGCCAGCAGAACCCGCAGCTTGTACATGAGTATGAAAATGGAATTTAAGGAGGGAAAAAGATATGGCAACTTATCTCGGAACTACAATCAATGAAAGCCCTACTATCGTAGTGACCGCTGGTGCAGACATTAAAGCCGCTCAGGGAAAGGCTGTAATGCTTACAAAGGGAAAGGCGACCACGCCGACTGCCGGTGCAAATGTAATCGGAATCATTCCGCTGTCTGAGGACGAAGAAATCAAGAATGGATCAGACTTCACAGTTCAGGTAAAAGACATTGGAGCATGGGTAGCCAGTGAAAAAATCGAGGTTGGAGATGAATTGACAACCGATGCAAACGGATGTGCAGCAAAAGTCCAGAACGGTAACTTTATTACAGCTATTGCTCTGACAGCAGCAGAAAAGGCTGGAACAATTATCAGAGTTCAGCTTATCAAGGCTGGATATAAGCCAACAGCATAAGGAGGAAAAAGATTATGGGAAACAAACAGGTAACAAACGGTGATATTCAGGCGAGAATCATGAAAGGATGGAAGCCGAATAGATACCTTAGCAATATGAGCATGGCATACTTTGCAAATCCGGGCGATTGGGTAGCAACTAAGCTGTTTCCGATTTGCCCGGTATCTCTTACAACGAGTTTTTATTACACCTTTGCGAAAGGCGACCTTGCTAGAGACAATGTTCAGAGAAAACCGGCATACGGCAAAGCAAATCCGGCAGTAATGGGCCACACCGACAATACCTACAAGTGTGAGGTGGATCAGATTATTGTGGGAATCGACCAGATTGGAACGCTGGACTTCCAGAGAAGCAATTCTCCGGCATCCATTGATCCACGCCGTTCCAAAGTAAGATTTACCGCTGAACAGATGAACCTTCATCTGGATGTTCAGTTCGCAAAAAATTTCTTCCATGAAGGTGTATGGGAAAACGAATTTGAAGGTGTAGATGGTTCTCCTAGTGGAAATCAGTTCCTGAAGTTCAACGATGCAAACTTTGATCCGGTGCATTTCTTTAATGCTCGCCGCAGAGAGATCAAGCTCAGCGGTAGAAGAGAGCCGAATAAACTGGCACTTGGATATGATGCGTATATCGCATTGACTGAACATCCGGACATTCTGGAGCGTGTGAAGTACACTGGCTCAACTGCAAATCCGGCAATCGTAACCAGACAAGTTCTGGCTCAGATTTTGCAGATTGATGAAGTCACTGTTCTGGAAAGCACATACAATGTTGCTGAACCTGGACAGCCGGATGATATGCAGTTTATTTGTGACAGCAAGGGCGCTCTTCTTTGCTACGCAACTCCGACACCGGCGATTGATGAGCCATCCGCAGGATATATCTTCACATGGGATATGCTTGGTAATGGTAACTGGATGGCAACAGATCAGTTTGAAGGAGAAGGCGGTACGCATACTGAGTTCATTGAAGGCTTGATGTCTACGGATATGAGAAAGACTGCTGATGACCTGGCTTGCTACATGAAGAACTGCGTGTAGGAGGTGTAATATGAGCGAATTTGTTTGTAAAAAGCCTATTACGCTGTCCGGAAGAAATTTTACCTACGGGGAATTGATTCCGGATGGCTATGTCTTGCCGGAAAGGGCGCTGGCATTGCTCCGTAGCAATTACATTGCTGCTATTGAGCCGGGAGCTTTGGCGGCGGAGGCAATAACGCCTATTTTGCCATTCCAGAGCGATAATGGGGAAACCCTTATAACAATCCCGATCATGGCAAAAGAAGGCGTCCTGGAGGCAACCATGAGTTCTCAGAGCGTAATTACGGTGCTTACTATCTTGCAGGAGAACACAGAAGAAGCCACAAAGAAAATCTCAGAAATGGAAGAGATGGATGCCCTTATCCTTGTTCATGCAGTAGATTCCAGAAAAGGAATACAGAAAGCGGCTGAGGAAAGGGCAGCACAGCTCAAAAAGAACTTAGAGACGGAGGATTCTGAGAAGGGTGATGCCTGATGGAAAGAAAGTACACATACGAACCGGAGAAGATCAGTGAAAACGGCAAGGACAGAATGAGATTTGAACTTGGCGATACGATGGTAGAGGGCGGAGCAGACACATCCGCCCTTGCCGATGCTGAGATTACGGCAGCTTTGGAAATGTATCCTGGGAAATGGAAAAGAGCGAAGCTGGCATTGC